GCTTTTAATATTTTCTCAAAAGCCTGTTGACTTGACCATAGAAATGGCTCCCAAATATTTGCTTTATAGCTCATTCTTGCTGCAATATAATCCTGATCAGCTATGTCTCGAAATGCTCTCCGTGCGAAATCATTAACAACAGGATCATGTGACATTATTTTTCTCCCTGTTCAATTTATTGAATACTGTTATTAGACCATCATTCTTTTATCTATCTAAACATCCTGCATAACATCCCAGAAATCACTATCCAGCTTCTTAATCTCAAGGACTTTCTCTACCTGCATACCAAGATTGTAATTATAGATATGTTCAGCCAACTGAGTCCCATTAATCAATACTATTTTTGAGCCAGAAGTGGGGCTATTCACGTACCCATATGCTCCTGGTGTAAAATCAGAGGTGGTAATAAATACTCCCTTATCAGAATGTGCTACGGCATGAGCTCCAACAAATTTCTGGATATCTTCTCTAGACACATTGTTTCCTGGATTATATCGTTTTGCCTGAATATGGATTCTTCCAAACCCAAGTACATCTTCTTTAATGACTCCATCAATACCTTTATCATTCGAATACTGCGTAACTACTCCAGAATGTGCAATTTCACCGCCATACCCCATATGTTGCATAAGCTTCACAACCAACTTTTCAAATTCTCGGGTTGTTTTTGAGAGTATGGTATCAATAATTTCTTGATAAACTGGGACTTTTATTCCTTCAAAGGATGCGAACAATGATTCTTCCGGTGTCAAATCATCAAGATTATCGGTAGACTGAACAGTTTGCTTCTTCTTTCTTTTTACTGATTCATGTTCTTTGATCTTGGAATTTATAAATGTTCGCAGAGAATCAGGGTTTTTTATTAAAGCTAATCCTTTGTCGTTGATACTATACCAACCTCGTTTTGGTTTTGATACTGCACCAGCCATATTAAGGTAGCTTAGTGCCCAATACACTCTATCGTAAAAAATTACACCATTTCCAGATTCATACTCCCGATTAAGTTCTTCTTCAGTAAGATTAAATTGCTTTGATAAAGGGTTTACAAGATCCCGAGCTCTTCTACTTTTACCATCCGATAGGATTATCAATGCAGGTAACTGCAGTTCATCATATTTTGGGATAGCCATTAATCACCACCTCTTGGATTATATCAAATGCCGATTTATAAACTAATGTATCAGTAAGTCTAACATACTATGAATTTGTTGTTGGAATAATTAACGTTTATTTGCTAATGAATATGTAGAAATTAAATGAAGGCTGAAGTCTGGTTTCATTGATAACCAAATTGATCCTTCTCCTTACTTCACTGAGTATATACCATTTCTAATTTGCTCTTAGAGTTATAAGGATAGACTTTAATCAACTTCTATATACTTCAATTTACGATAATTCCTTGATAATTGTTTACTACCATTATAGAGTGTAAAGAGCAGCCTGAACTCATATCTATAATCATCGCTGAGCACTCACTTATTAAGAGTGTCAAGGGGTAATAGGTAAATTGAGATAGCATGATTTGTAATTAATAAATTGTTTAAAAGGTCTATAGGAGCATTTATGAAAACCATCCGTAGTGCATGCAAACTTCAACCGAACGCTTTAGAAATCTCCGCGGGTAACCAGATTGAAAAACTTGATCAGATAATCAATGAAACAGATGGTGAGAAGTTTTTTGAAAAGACCTTTATCACTGAAGGGATGCGAGTGCTGCTATCAAAAGGCATGGCACGATTAGCAGGCAAATCGAACGATACTGTCTTTCATCTTAAGCAAGCTATGGGTGGTGGTAAAACCCATGTAATGATTGGACTTGCACTTCTGGCAGCTGATCCAGCACTACGTTCAAAACTTATAGGTAACATGCCTTACCAAGCAGATTTTCAATCATCAAAAACAGCCGCCTTTAACGGAAGAAACAATCCAGAAACATATTACTGGGGAGAAATAGCAAAACAACTTGGAGAAGAAAAACTATTCAGGAAGTATTGGGAATCTGGGCCAAAAGCCCCAGATGAAGATGCTTGGCTTCAACTGTTTTCTGGTGATGAACCTATTCTAATTCTCTTGGACGAAATACCACCTTATTTTCATTACTACAATACCCAGCCTCTCGGACAGGGGACTATTGCAGATGTAATAACTAGAGCTTTTGCAAATATGCTAACCGCTGCATCAAAGAAGAAAAATGTATGTATTGTTGTTTCAGATTTAGCCGCTGCTTATGATTCAGGTGGAAAACTTATACAAAAAGCTTTGGACGATGCCACCCAGGAGCTAGGTAGAGCTGAAGTAAGTATTACACCGGTTAATCTTGAATCAAATGAAATTTATGAAATCCTTCGTACAAGGTTATTTACACAACTACCAACCAAAGATGAGATTGCAGAAATTTCTGCAGCCTATGCAAATAGATTATCTGAGGCTGCGAAAGCAAAATCAGTCGAACGAAGTGCTGAAGCGATTGCGAATGAAGTGGAATCGACCTACCCCTTTCATCCAAGTTTTAAGAGCATTGTAGCTCTTTTCAAGGACAATGAAAAATTCAGACAAACGAGAGGCCTCATGGAGCTTGTATCTCGGCTTCTTAAATCGGTCTGGGAAAGCTCTGAAGACATTTATCTTATAGGAGCACAGCATTTCGATCTATCTATTCTCGAAGTCAGAGAAAAGATCGCTGAAATATCGAAAATGCAAGATGTCATAGCGAGAGACCTATGGGATTCAACCTATGGGGCACATGCTCAGGTGATCGATTTACAAACAGGAACTTCCTATGCCAAACAGGTTGGAACTATGTTATTGATGTCGAGTTTATCTACTGCTGTAAATTCCGTAAAAGGACTTTCTGAACAAGAACTCATGCAATACTTAATAGACCCACTTCATCAGGCAAGCGATTTCCGACCAGCGTTTGAAGAACTTAATAAGACTGCGTGGTATTTGCATCAAACACAAGAAGGTCGGAGCTACTTTGACCACCAAGAAAATTTAACAAAGAAACTCCAAGGTTATGCTGAAAAGACACCTCAAAATAAAGTCGATCAACTAATACGAGAGCGGCTTGAGGAAATGTATAAACCAATCACTAAGGAAGCATATGGAAAAGTCTTGCCATTACCTGATATGGATGATGCTGATGCTGCTCTAAAAACAGGTAGGGTATTGCTGATCATCAGCCCTGATGGGAAAATACCCCCAGCTGTTGTGAAGAATTTCTATTCAAGCCTTATAAATAAAAACAATATGTTAGTCCTCACGGGAGAAAAATCTTCGATGGCAAATATTGAGAAGGCAGCACGGCATGTATATGCTACATTGAAAGCTGACCCTGAAATAAGTGCCACACATCCACAAAGAAAGGAACTCGATGAAAAAATTGGGCAATATAAGCAAGACTTTCAGACAACAGTTATAAGTGTATTCGACAAACTCCTTTTTCCTGGAAAAATGCAGAATGAGGATGTTCTGCGAGCTAAAGCCTTAGATAGTACTTATCCAGCAAATGAAAAATATGATGGCGAGAAACAGGTGATAAAAACACTCACTTCAGATCCAATGAAACTTTATACCAACATCCCAGAGAATTTTGATGCCCTAAAAGCAAGGACAGAACAGCTCCTCTTTGGCTCCCAGGAAGATATGCTAGAAATCGACATAAAAGAGGGCATGAAACAGAAAACTCAAATGCCATGGATTCCTTCAAAAGGATTTGATGAGTTAAAGCAAATTGCTTACCAGCGGGGCATATGGGAAGATCTGGGGAATGGTAAAATCACGAAAGCCCCCCGCCCAAAAACAACAAATGTCATTATATCTGAAGATGGTTCTGCTGATGATAAAGGGTTTATACGTATAAAAGTTGAGACGAGCAATGCTGGAGAAAATCCTCGAGTTCATTATGAAGAGGATGGGCCAGTCACTGAAAACAGTCCTGTTTTGAAAGAATCATTTCTCACAACCAATGCTTTAAGAGTTCAATTCTTGGCAATTGATATTACGGGGAAAAGCCGAACAGGTAGCCCCGTGACTTGGGAAAATAAGCTTGTTTTACGAAACAAGCTGAATGAGGCTAACAGAACTGTCGAGTTATTCGTTGCCCCACGTGGGACAATTCGTTATACACTTGATGGGTCAACTCCAAGAAACGGAACAGAATACACAGAACCAATAAAGATTGGGAAAGGGAAAGCAACAATTTATGCGTTTGCCGAATGTGAAGGAATAGAAGCCGAAAGAACTTTCCAATTCGCTGAGTCCGGTAATAAAGATATTGTATTCATAAAAGAGAAGCCTGCCCAATTATATGCGAGTGCCCCTAAAAAACTAGACAATTCTTCAAAAACCTTTCAGGGATTAAAGCTTGCCCAAGAAAAGAATTTAGTATTCGAACAAGTTATTCTTATGTTGGGAACCTCCCCTAAAGTAGTTCATTTGTCATTAGGAGAAATGAAAATATCAGCCGATTATATTGAGAAAACACTAACTCACTTCCAATCACTTTTCCAAGATGAGATCCCTGTGGTCATGCAGTTTAAGAAAATCTATGCTGATACGGGACATGACCTAGAGCTGTTTATTAAAAAACTTGGCATTGAAATCAAGCAAGAAGAGGTGAGTCAGTGAGCGATACTACAGTAGATTTTGGGGCGCCTTCCGGTTTCGGATTACATCACTTCTATGTGGAAATTCCCGCAGCCCCACGATCAGCGATAAGCATTTATGAGGACTTCGGATTTGATGGTGATGAACAGCAACGAGAAACAATTGAGTGTAGGGTGCAATTAGCTCGAGAACTATGGACTCAGATCAGAGATGAAGTAAGAAAAGACTTCAATAATCGTTTAAAATCGAATAAACAAAGTACAGGGTCTTGGAAGACTGGGAAAATCAAACTAGACAGATTTCTAGGCAGAGAACTCTGTGTCATAGCTTGGGCTGCAGAACATGCAGCTCCAGATGAATGCTCTATCATTTGTCAAAAGTGGCTTGCTCTCAGACCTGAAGAACGATGGTGGCTATATTCAAAAACATCTACCGAAGCCCGATTAGCAAATCAAACTAACCGGGGATGGCGCAAAGCTCTTTATTGTGCTCTATCGGATGGAGAAAATATTCAAGCTCTCCCAAAGGTGAATCCAAAATTACGAAAAAAGGATGAGAATGATTTAACAAGGAGCCTATTTGATGCAGCTAAAGGAGAATTCTAATGGCATTGCAACCTTATGAGTGGAAAGATAAACCCGCTCTTATAGAGCATCTATTTCCAGTGCAGAAGATTTCTGCAGAAAGCTACAAGGAACAGATGGCTAATTTGGGAAAGACCCTAACAGCTCTTGGGAGCTATTGGAAGGGTCGAAAACCCTTGGTCCTCAACAAAGCCTGTATTATTGGTTCACTTCTGCCTGTAACCAATGATTTTCTAAGGGACTTGGAGATCTTTGAGATGCTTATGGGCATGGATGAGACTAGTATGATTAACCGACTTAAAAAGACATTACCAAAAACAAAATATAGCACAATTGAAGAAATCATGAGAGGCTCCTTCAATGAACAAGTAAGGTCTGCCAAGAGAGCTGAGGAATTATCAGCTTCTGATTATTCCCATATTTGGAATGATGTTAATGTGCACCTTGGAACATCGGCCTATTCGTTTCCTGAATTAATTGAGCAACTTGGTATCGCTCGCTTCGGACACAGGCCAAAGGTAGCAGATGTCTTTTCAGGGTCTGGTCAGATCCCTTTTGAAGCCGCGCGTATTGGCTGCGATGTATTTGCAAGTGATCTTAATCCGATTGCATGCATGCTCACTTGGGGAGACTTTCATATTGTTGGCAGCAATGATGAATACAGAAACCAGTTCATCTCTGACCAATCGTCAGTGATGAAGAAGGTATCAAAGATAATTGAAAATTTAGGAGTAGAAAGAAATAAAGAAGGTTGGATAGCAAAATCTTATATCTATTGTCTAGAAACGGTTTGTCCCGAATCTGGTTGGAAAGTTCCGATGATTCCCAATCTAATTGTGAGCAAGCTCCCTTCAAGCAAGAAGGGAGTCATAATTGCACAGCTCCAACCTGTTCAAAAAGACAAACGTTACGAGATCACAATTAAAGAAAATGCTTCACGTGAAGAAATTGAGGTAGCAAAACTGGGCACCATACACGCTGGATACTTAGTTCACTCTCCTGAAGCAGGCGTCCAGTACAGAACTAGGATCAGTACTCTTCGTGGAGATGAAAAAAATGATCGAGGTAGATATAATGGTCTAAGGCTCTGGGAGCGAACTGACTTTGCACCACGTGAAGAGGATGTCTACCAGGAACGCCTATATGCAATCCATTGGGTAAAAACTGGTAAGAATGGTAGAGCAGTTGAAAGCAAAATTACCGGTGTGGATGATGAGGACTTAGATCGAGAAAAAAAAGTAATTGATTATGTTGATTCTCATTTGGAGGAATGGCAAGAGAAGGGATATATCCCTGATATGGTTATCGAAAAGGGTTATGAAACTGAACGACTATATCGTGAACGTGGTTGGACGCATTGGCATCATTTGTTTAATCCAAGACAATTATTACAGTTTGGGCTACTTCAAGAAATCATTAGCCAACACCCAAATAAAGCTGTCTTGTCAGTATTTCTCACCAGAACGCTTAACTGGAATAGTCGTCTATGTATATGGAATAATGTATGGGAAAAGAACGAACAGACATTTTACAACCAAGCTTTAAATACTATTTTCAACTATGGTTGTAGAAGCACATTCTTTCTCAAAGAAGCTTTTACAATCGCAACGAAATCCTTTCCATTAAGAGAAACTCTGCGACTTGAGGTACAGACACTTGATGCTTGCGCTCTTGATGAAGAGAACGATATTTACATTACAGACCCCCCTTATGGAGACGCTGTTAAATATGAAGAAATAACTGAATTCTTTATCGCTTGGTTGAAAAAGAATCCACCACACGAATTTTCTCGATGGACTTGGGATAGCCGGAGAGCTATTGCTATTAAAGGTGAGGATGAAGGCTTTCGCCAAAGTATGGTGAGAACTTATCGTAGGATGGCAAAATTAATGCCTGATAACGGGCTTCAAATAATAATGTTTACACATAAAAGTGGTTCAATCTGGGCTGACATGACAAATATTATCTGGGCAAGTGGTTTACGGGTTACTGCAGCCTGGTATGTAGTTACAGAAACTGATTCTGCCCTTCGCCAAGGAGCAAATGTAACTGGAACTATTATTCTTGTGCTCAGAAAGAGGAAACAGGATCTTGAAACCTTCCGGGATGATTTGGGATGGGAAATCGAGGCTGCAGTAAAAGAGCAGGTAGAAGCATTAGCTGGACTTGATCGAAAAATACGTGATGAGCGCTCAGAAGGGCTATATACCGATGCGGATCTTCAAATGGCGGGATATGCGGCTGCTCTTAAAGTTCTCACCTCCTATACAGTTATTGATGGAAAAAATATGGTGACTGAGGCTGAGGCCCCTCGACAAAAGGGCAGAAAGAGTTTTGTGGATGAAATGATAGAATTTGCAGTACAAACTGCAGTCCAGTTCCTAGTACCTGTTGGTTTTAAAAAATATGAATGGCAAAAATTATCATCCATTGAGCGCTACTATCTCAAGATGGTTGAAATGGAGCATCAGGGGAACAAGACTCTTGATAACTATCTCAACTTCGCAAAAGCCTTTAAAATACAACACTATGAGCATGTCATAAGCGAAAATTCAAAGGCAAATTCGACGAGGTTGAAGTTATCTACTGAATTTAAAGGAAGCATGATGTCTGGTGGGAATGAAATATCTGATACCCCGCTGCGTTCGTTACTTTATGCGATATATGAATTATCTAAAGAGATTGAAGTGCAGGATGTTCTATTGCATCTAATGGAGAATGTTCCAATGTATATGCAGAAGAAAGTGCTCCTAATTAAAATGGCTGAATATATAGCCGAAAAGCGAGAAAATTTGAAGCCAACGAAACAATTCAGGCCGGATTCTGAGGCTAGTAATGCAAGAATTATTGCTGAAGCAATGAAAAACCAGAGGTTATAGTCGGTGGCTCTGAAACGTTACTCCTCTAGAACAGAGCAGCTTGATACAGAATTCTTAGCAAAATCACTTTCTGGAGCTGAGAAGTATTTTAGGATTGCAGGATATTTCCGCAGTTCGATTTTTGAACTAGTTGGGGAGGAAATCGCTCAAATCCCAGAAGTGAAAATTATCTGCAATTCAGAAATTGATCTTATTGATTTCAAAGTAGCCACGGGACGATCGGTGGCTCTGAAAGAGCGTTGGAATGAAATAGATATTGAATCTGACGCTATGCTATATAAAGCGAGATATCAGAAACTTGACAGTCTTTTGCATGCGGGAAATGTTGAGATTCGTGTTGTTCCTAAGAACACCTTATTTCTTCATGGGAAAGCTGGTTCTATTCATTACCCCGATGGCACACGAAAATCATTTATAGGTTCAGTAAACGAGTCAAAGAGTGCCTTCTCCTCAAACTATGAATTGGTTTGGCTTGATGATAATGAAGTAAGTGCTGACTGGGTTGAAGAAGAATTCTGGGAGTTGTGGAAGGAAGGTGTTCCTCTCCCTGAAACGATACTTGATGAAATTCACCGTGTTGCGAACCGAAAAGAGATAAGTATTAATACCTTAAAGCCTGAGCAGGTCCCTGCAGCTGCGATGGCAGAAGCTCCAATATATCGGGGTGGAGAGCAACTACAACCTTGGCAAAGATCTTTTGTAACACTCTTTCTTGAACATCGAGAAACTTACGGGAAAGTCCGGCTTCTGCTTGCGGATGAGGTAGGAGTCGGGAAAACACTTTCAATGGCTACAAGCGCATTAGTGAGCTCTCTCCTCGGTGATGGCCCAGTACTTATATTAGCTCCATCTACGTTGACAATTCAGTGGCAGATTGAAATGAAGGATAAATTGGGCATCCCTAGTGCCGTCTGGTCTTCACAACAGAAAGTCTGGATTGGAGTTGAAGGGCAGCAGCTTTCTCCAAAGGGTCACGCAGAGTCAATAAAAAAGTGTCCGTATAAGATTGCAATAGTATCAACCGGACTTATTATGCACCAAAGAGAATCAGGGGTTTATATAAAAGAAGCTGGAATGCTTTTGAAAAACAAATATGGGACTATTATTTTGGATGAAGCGCACAAGGCCAGGTTACGTGGTGGTTTTGGTGAAGCTTCCATTGAACCCAACAACTTGTTAGCATTCATGCTGCTAATAGCAAAAAAGAGCAAGCATATTATTTTAGGAACGGCTACTCCAATTCAAACCAATGTTCGAGAACTATGGGACCTTATGCGTATCCTAAACAGCGGAGCAAATTTTGTTTTAGGGGATACGAATTCTTTGTGGCAGGATCATGAAAAAGCTATCCCCATTGTAACTGGAAAGGAACAAGTGCATACAAGTGAAGAGGTTTGGGAATGGATTAGTAATCCCCTCCCCCCGTCATCTGAGGACGATTTAATTGCAAATATTAGAGATTTCTACTCTATTCGAGAAAAATTGTTCTTGTGCCCCTATGATTATCAAGATTTGGATTTTTTAGTAAAGGAAATGTGGCTTTCCCAGATGATTGAAACAACTTATTTCCAAAAATTCAATCCGATTCTTCGACATGTTGTAATGAGGAGAAGATCTCAACTTGAGGAACAGGGACTATTAGAGAAGGTTGGTGTAAACACACATCCAATTTTATCAAAGATGGACCAATACCAACATAGGTTTTCAGGACTTGGAATTGGAACTAACACTCCTTTTGAGGTCGCTTACAAAAAGGCTGAAGAGTTTTGTAAGTTATTACAAGCAAGAGCTAAAGTTGGCGGATTCATGAAAACTTTAATGCTGCAGCGAATCTGTTCAAGCTTCGAATCGGGATTAAAAACAGCGCAGAAAATGCTTAGTCATACACTTCCTCAAGAGGAAGATGACAATTCTGAACAAGTAGAGCATGTTCTCTCGAATATGTCTCCGGCAGAGGTTGATTGCTTAAAGGAAATCGTGAGGCAACTTTCACGACCTGAAGCCGTAGATTCTAAAATTGATACTGTAAAGTGGTTTTTAACAAAGTTTCGTTCCGAAGGGAAAACATGGATGGAGCATGGATGTATAATCTTCAGTCAGTATTATGATACAGCTGAGTGGATAGCTCGTGAATTAGCCAAAACTTTTTCAGGCTCTGTAGTAGCCGTATATGCTGGAGCAGGAAAGAGCGGGTTATTCCGCGAAAGCGAGTTCAATTCTGTAGAACGAGAAGTAATCAAGGCTGCTGTGAGAAATCATGAGATCCGTCTCGTAGTAGCAACCGATGCAGCTTGTGAAGGATTGAATCTCCAGGCTCTTGGGACATTGATAAATGTAGATCTTCCATGGAACCCCTCCCGTTTGGAACAGAGACTCGGTCGAATCAAGCGCTTCGGCCAGGTTCGTAAAAATGTGGATATGCTGAATCTAGTATATAGTGAAACCCAAGATGAAAAAGTATATTCAGTCCTCTCTGAGCGCCTGAAAAATACTTACGATATTTTTGGAAGCCTACCTGATACCATTGAGGATGACTGGATAGAGGATGAGGAAGCTTTAGCCGATCACATAGATGAATATATCCACGAGCGTGAGAAGGCTCAGAATGCATTCACTGTCAAATACCGGGATACAGTAGATCCTGAGGCAAACAAGTGGGAATTATGTGCTGAGGTTCTATCTAGAAGAAACATAATTGATGAATTGAGCAAGCCATGGTAGCCGATTCATTATCAACCAGTAAAATTCTTATTCCGTACATTGCCCATAGAAATATTAATCACAAATATTACGTTCAATACCAACTGACAAGTGGAAAGAAAATACATTCTTTAACCTCTTCTGGATTATATCCTGAAAGAAAACCAAATGACTCGCTCTCATTTTTAAAGGTTGTAGAACCATTACTTTTATTTGATGAAGTATATATTACAAAAGATGACTTAATCTATCTATATACTTTGATTAACTTACAGTTGCTTAAGGACTTACTTAAAAAGAAGATAATCATACCCATTGATACTGAATCATTCCGATTCATTAATAATTATGATCCTGATACATCTCAAACCGTTTTCATGACTGACAAAGGAATATATGGAAAAGCAGGTTTCCCAGAAAGACGTGCAATCATGCCACCGGGAATCAAAAAGATTTTTGATGTATCATGTTATCAATTTCAAAACACAAACAGTTTCATTGAAGAAGTTATCAGTAGTTCAAACAAGGATTTACAAAATCAAAAGATTCTTGAGCTTTTAGAATTGGACCACCCAAAACAAAAAATTGATGATGTATATTCAAACACTTATAAATATAATAGGCTATTCTACTCAAATTATTTTTGCTCTCTAGCAGCTAATTTACAAATAAGGTCCCTTACCCAAGATGATTTCCTTTTCAAGCTAATTTCTGAAAGAGTTCAATCACTCAACACAGAAAAAGTTGATGGAGATGTAATGCCTGCTTTTGAAAGTATAATAAATTTCGAAAATATTATTGATCTACCGTCCCTAATCACTCAACAAAGACTCACATTCAGCGATATTTTAAAAATTAGGAATTCGAAAGATGGAATCAATTTCCGAGCTTGGATCAGACAGTCAATCCGTGATACTTCCGAGTTTAATACTGAGGAGTTTCTATCTTTATATCACTCAGCCTGTTTCTATCAAAACAAAATCACTAGATTAAGAGAAACTATACCCTATAGAATCATTGCTCCAATCATGTCATTAATACCAGGATATGGAATAGGAGCAACTATTGGAGATACTGTACTAAGCCTTTTAGGAAGAGGTTGGTCACCACGTTTCTTTATAGAAAGGATTAGAGAATCAAGTAAAGGAAATGCGCTTAGCCTATAAATACTGTACAATATCAACTGTAGCATTTTTAGGCCTTCTGGTTTGTTCTGTTACAAGCACTTATCTATTGGGAATCATTGCTATTGACATAACTTCATTTTTTAGATATAGTTATCAACAAGTGATTACACCAGCAGGAGTTATTGAGGCGTACTCATAACCCGGAGGTCGCTGGTTCGAGTCCAGTCCCTGCTAATTTTTTTAGAAGCTAACTTATATAAATAAAATAAGTTAGCTTTTTTTGTGCCCTTAAGTGTACACAAAAGTGTGCGCAAAAACCCTCTTTACACAGTTTAGACACCCCAACTATACTTAACACATGAAGAGCAAATATCGTTTTACTCACCGCAAAAACAGGTTTATTCAGGTCTCTTTTGCACACCTCCCAGGCAAGTGGTTTTCGACTGGAACACACAATCAAACTGAAGCCGTATTATGGGCCGAGAGAAAGATCAAAGAAGACTTGAAAGGTGCTGCAGTCAGGAAGGATTACACACTCCGGGATTTTTCCCATGGTTTTTTTTCAGAAGATCCTCACAACTGGAGAAAAAGGCAGGAATCCCGTAATCGAAAATTCCAGGGGTCTTTCTACGAACAGCACCAGGGTCGCCTAGAAAACTACATTCTTCCTGCCTTTGGAGACTTTTTAGTAACGGCAATAAATGACGTCATGATCGATGACTGGTTTATCGAGCTTAGAAAATATAAAACCAACAAACCGTTGGCTGATAGCTCAAGAAATAAAATATTGAAGTGTTTCCGTATCATTATGGAGGAAGCCAGACGACAAAGGATTATTGATATCAATCCAGCTGTTCAAGTAAAACTTATCACCGAGAGAGGAAACAGTCGTGAGCCCTTTACCGATATCGAGATTCATAAAATGTTCCCGAAAGATGAAGATACATTACTGCATTATTGGGGTAACAGGACTTGGGCTGCGTATTTTCTTGTTATGAGGGATACGGGTTTTCGCCCGGGGGAAGTTGCCGGTCTTACCACAAAAACGATCAGTTTCAAGCTTCATGGCGTATATACCGAGCAAAGCATTGACTTTCGTTCGCGTGAAATAAAAAATAGAATCAAAACAACCAATAAAGGATACAATTTTAAGATAGGGTTGTTGACTAACCAGACCCTAGAACAACTTCAATTACTCATTGCAGAAAAAAAACTGGGTAATGATGATCTCCTTTTTACCATAAATCGCGGAAATGCGATCATCCCTGACTCGGCGAATAAGCATCTGAGATTAACAATGGAAAGGATTGGAATCAAATTAAATGGTAGAACTCAATACTCACTACGCCATTCGTTCGAGACTGCTTTGGCTGGAAATGTAGAAGACAAGATATTACTCCAGTTAATGGCACATACAAAATTCAGAAAAGAGTATGACCACCGAAGCCCTGAAGATATCTTACTTCAGCTTCAGCCAGCACTTGAGGCCATTGAGAAACGAGCAAATAAAATCCCCTCTTAATTGAATCATTTATTGCTCCTACCTGTTTTACCCAAGACAGGAGGCAAAACCAATGGAAAGAAAACTATGGATATCACTTATCGAGATTCAGCACGTTATTAATGTCCTGGAACAAAACCCCAAGAATGTAGATGTGAAGTTCTTTTCTACTTTCATTCTGGAGCAGGTCCTGGATCGGTTGATGTGGGTGTATCGTGAAATCGATGGATATTAAATAAAAAGATGGAGGGGAAGAACCAAGCACCCCAAACAACGAGGGTTAGTTTTCCTTACTCCATCTGCCTAAATTCTAGTAAGAAATATACACTGGGTCAATGATTTTTCGTCACACCCTGCTTCTTCTCGTAGGTCCTCATACCTGCAAGCCCAAGCATCCCCGTCATGATTGGAATCATGAGGGAGAGATCAATCACCGGGAACTCAAAGGTCTTCCCTGATGCTGAGAGGATTGCTATTGCCCAGGGTCTGAGAATGTAGTTATTGGCAAGCGAGAGGCCACACACCCAGCCAATAAATGGTCTCCAACCGGCTACAAATGTCGACTGATGCTGGGCTTCAGCGAGGTTGATCTCAAGCTGGGTATGCTTCTGGAGGTTCTCAGCTTCAAGGGCTATGCGTTCAAGCTCTGCCCGTTTCTCGGGCGGCAGTTCCCCTGTAATTGCAGATCTGATTCCAGTTGCTAAATTCGTGATACCTGAACTCACCGAAGTTACGACGCTACCTGCCGCTTCTGCAGTTTCTTTTGCTCCAAATAATTTCCCTAACCACCCCATAGTCTCTCCTACACAAATACTTTCTCAACAATGATAATCATCGTTGATACCGTCCCGATGCTCCCGAAGATGAGCTTGACCACTGTTGCTCTCCAGTCTCTACTTCGGATCTCTCTCGTATGTTGATTCCTGGTTCTCCTGGCAACAGGACAGGTATCCTCTCGATTCAACTTGAAATCCTGGAATTCAGATCGGAAAGCTTTGAGTTCTCGAGCGTTGTCTTTCACAGCTTTTCCGAAACCATTGCCCACAATCATCTGATCAAGTCGGTCTACTTGCTTGGCCATCTTATGTATCACGGGCTCTATTTCATCGAGTCGATGCTGATTTGATTTTACGTTCTCATACATTGCCTGCGTTACTTGCCTGATATTCTCATTCGTTATGACTACTTCCATCTCCACTGTGCACCCCTACTCTAGTAGGTTGCAATCTCTTCAAGTGAGGGATCAACCAGGATGTCTTCAACTTCTGAATATACTGAGTCTGTTTTGATGCAGTCATAGATATACGGATACAGCTGTGCGTTGTCAGTGATATCAATCCCATCGGGCACTCTCATGTTGTAACTTTGGCTAAACAACGCCTCAGGTTCATTCCCAGGCATTGATCCCGGCAGGGTGTTTGCCATGGTTATATCTCGGGCATCATGCGATGCAGCAAAACTTGCCAAAGCCGGATCAAGGGTCTGCTCCAGAAGTGTATTGTAGTAATCCTCACTGAGCTTCATCTTCAATCCACTTTCATAGGTTGCATAACCGGTAACCGATATTCTCAAGATCCTCCATTTCGAAAAGTAATCGATTCGATGGATCCTTATATACAGCTCGGTATTTGCCTGAGTCCTGTTTACGCTTTTATCTACGATAGCCATAAATCCCATAATTTTCCCCTTTTTAATCTAAGTCTGTATTGGCCGACGGGTTCACTCGCACCATGAGAAAGTCACCCGCATAAATCTTTTCTCCAGTTTTGTAGGAACAAGTAGCCGAAGAAGACCAGACATAGGCCATATCTGGTTTCATCACATATTTACCCACCATTGATATACCGTCTGTGCGTTGAAGATAGGCAGCATCATAAATCCGCATATACAGCGAATCAAAACGCTGCTTCCCATCATTGTAGTCAGTCTCAACATACAGCCGCCAGAACTCATGGATCGCATCGGCTACCGTTGCCCGAACCGACCTGGCAGCTTCATCCGGGACCCATACCCTGGCCGATTCCTCCCATCCACCTGAAGAATAATCCCAGTAGGAGAGGATCAATGTGCATTCGTTTGCATACCAGTCATTGTGCATATTGGTGTACGCATATGGCCTGTGCCCATGCATGTAATAGGCAAGATCATATCCATATTGAGTATAAGAACTACTGACTATGGTTCGCTGTTGATAGTGGGTGGTAAATCCTCCAAACAGTTCTTCACCAGCCATTAGCACACCACCTTCACGATGTGGCGACCATTCACTATTACATCATTCCAGACCTCATCTTCAGGTTTCATGTAATACGTTGCTATGACCGGCCTTCTCATCCACCATCGTTTTTTAGTGAGCATTCCATCTTTTCTGTAGGTGAGTTTTGTATTCACCGAGTATGGCCTGTCAACATAGACGAGAACAAACCCGGCTACAGCTCTCGGCATAGCTTTCTCAGTGATCTCCCCGGCAGTAATGCTGGCCGTATCAGAAGGGATGCCGTAATATCTGCCGCAGTGTATGTGAGCATAGCCAAAGCACCATCCAGGGGGTGCCTCAATATTATCAGCAAGATCGTTCCCCACAGCTCCATGAACAGCATCACCATACACGGTCTTGATGAAGAGGGTTCGAAACCGCTCAGAGGCACTGACCCCCAAATCATAGCTGTCATTCGCTTTTGGAATCATCGTTTTTGTCAGGATAGCTTCAGCCTGTAATTGGATTGAGTACGAGCCAGAGGCATTGTAGAAGGCCCCTATCTCAAACTCAAAGTTTGCAGCTGAAGTAAAGACGTTGATTTTCTCAGTCGAAGCCTTCATGACGGAGTTAATAGTATAAGGTGAGCCATCCACGGTGAGACTTCCAGAAGCATTATAGATACCACCAATTACCAAGCTTGAAGGCAGTCCATTCACAAACCCATCTCCAAGTGCATAATTATCATGGCTTGAAGAAACCCAGCTTATTGGAGAACTCATAGAAAACACATTTGAGGATTGTGCAAGAAAATCGCTTTTTCTTAATGCAAAGCTTGAACCACCATCAATACAGTAAACGCCAGAGAATGAAGGAACGAACCACATTTGAGAAAACCCGTCTGCAAGACCTTTGTCTTCCCCAATTTGAACAGTCAATGTTATCTCGTAGGTACGCCCAGCGACCATACCCAGATTGTAGTAATCAGTTCGATATGGAGTATCACGAGTCTGCGCAATATCAAGCAAAGTAATACCATTTTCCTTTACTACAAGAAATGCTCGTGCAAGATCCTGCTCACCGTCATTCGGAACGTTCTGGGCATCTAGATCGTATGAGAAACGGACTTTATACGTACCAGTAAGAGGCACCGTGCCTGTTCTTATATAAGTCTTAGTAGGGGTCGAGCGTATGGGGTTTCCCCCAAACACAGGTACTACCTCTGTATTCTCACCGGATGCAAGTGAGGCAATCTTTGAGTAGCTCCCACCTTTGTATGTGATACTTGCATTGACCAGACTACTCCCATAGGAGGCACGGATAGCATCGTACAGGTCACTTACGTACCAGTGAGTCTTTGGAGAAAAAGATACTGGGGATTGTGCTCCCGAACCTTCTCTTGTTGTAAACAGAGAGTTATCTACAAGTCCTCTAAAAACACCATCTTCAAACTCTGCTGAACCATCACTACCAATACGAAACCCTGCCGAGCCGGGTACGTAATTGTGAGATTTTATTGCACCCCCATTTATGATTTGAAGCACTTCAGCAATCAGGTTTGAGTAGAAGGGTGTCCAGTTATATGCCCCCGGGTTATTAAGGTCTGGGGATGAGTCGCTTTTATTATAGGCAAAGCCGATATAGGGCTTGCCTGAAGGATTTAGAGAGATTCCATTGCCGTATTCATCATCAGCGTAAGCAGTCCACATGTATAGGCTCTGTCCGTCACTCCCATCCTGCCCCGGGTCTCCTTGAGGTCCCGCTGGTCCTGATTCGCCGTCGTTGACATTGATGATGGTAATCTGATTTCGGCTAATGATACTCATAGAATCCTTAGCTCACACTGCAGGTGATCGTTGATTTCACATCCACATCCGAGGTCCCGACTGAGATCGTCTTTCCGATCTTCGAGGATGAGGCATCGGCAAAGGTTCTGGCACTTCCGTTCTTATCAGTGATCGACCAGGTATACGTGTAGTCAGTCCCGGCAGCATCGATCTCCTCTCCGTTACGAAAGAGTTTTGCTGATAGATCAGTTGTTCCAACCCCATTCTTGAATACCGTACCGGCTGTTGATTCAATGACCACCTGGATGGGATCGGTCATGTCGGTGAAGGCAATCACATCAAAGAACGAATCACCATTGGTGGGAGAAGCAGCATCATTGTCTGTGATCTTCACCTTGAACTGCTGCAATCCTGCTACCATCGAAGGGGTGACCGTCAAGGAACTGCTTGCCTCTCCAGTTATGAGATCCCAGTCAGCACCGGCTCCTTCATCGGGATTTCCCGGAGCATATTTAAACCACTGATAGCTCAGCAGCGTGGTATCAAGGGTTGCTCCTCGGTAGAGCTCAGCCTTGGCCGAAAGAGAATTCGGCGCAGAGTTCTTGAACACATTCCCGTTTGGTGCGTGAACCGCAGCTACGGCAATATTGTTCCCATCAATGACCTTGGAGAGGTTGATGCTCATCTTGTAGGTGAGATCCAGTCCCGTTGCATTGTCATGGTAGATAACCGTACACAGGTATTCGATCGCTGAAATACTTCCGGTAAGCTTATTACTACTCACAGAAAGGATATGGTTTTTGGTTCCAGATACCGCTTCTCCAGTACTCAAAGCTGCAAATGTACTTTGATCTGATGGTTTGCGCTGCCAAGTCACCGACAGTACTGCAGAGTCAGTAATCTTGTCACTCCCGCTTCCCAGGATGAATAAGCTTGGCGTGAGCACCAGGGAGGTTGCACCCCAATCTGGGGTATAGGTCCCGGTGTCAGCTGAATACCGCTGAGTTTTGGGAAGATTTGATGTGATAAAGCCCGTCAGTGTGAGGGCATCGTTGTAATCCATAATCGTTATCTGTCCAACTGAAACTGCCATGTCATAGTTCTCCTTTTATATGAGCTCACAGAAGAATGTAGCTCTGTTTTCTACATCTTCATCTGTTATCTGAATGCTTGTACTTCCGGCCGAGTAATGAGCTGAGTTCCAGATTTCATCTGCATTACTATCTTGTGATTTTCGAGTCCACCGAAAGCGCGATGGATCGTACCTGTCTGTGATCTCTTGGGCTCCCTGATAGACCCTGGCCTCCAATGTGGTGTCTGTCAGTGCAGGTCGAAAAATATTGCCGTTCGTTGAGACTACTACCAGAATGATCGCATCATCTCCCTTCTCCCCTTTCTGGGTGTTTCTGGAGGTGTAATACGATGAGGTAATCGCCTGGATATCTCCAAACTCTGATATTCCCACCGCGGTATACCCAATTCCAGGAATCTCATCGGACCAGCGCTTCTGTGTGATCTGCACAACAGTATCAATGGGAGGATCTGTTTGGGTGAGGTGGATGATATCTCCTGGTTCATAGAGGTCCTCGAAAAGTTCAAACTGATAGGAGATCGTCCCAAAGCACTGCTTTTCATGCAGCCTTTTTGCATGCAGCTTTGCATCATCCTGAGTAAAAAGATGATAAGCCTCCACTGACTGAGGATTGGCTGCTGATGAGGGGAGAAAGGTCTCCTGTATGCTGTGCCGATACAAAGCTCTTCCCCAAATTTCAAAGACAAAGAGCTTGAGCGGCTCGGTTGTGGGGTTGTGAAAGACCACCTTGGCTTTCTGGGCTTCATAGGTGGCAGTAGCAGTGATTCCGCTATCGGATCTCCAGATGAGCTCGTGATGATCACTTGATACAAGCGAGATATCTTCATTCTTGAGCCTGGATGATTTCTCCTGGTACGGCCGGTCAAGCCAGGTTGAGCGGTAGGTTTGATACACCTCAGAAATATCGGCATCCTCTGGATAATACCCACCTGGTTCAATGACTTTCCCTGAAGGAATCCCATCACTTCCAATGGGGAGACTGTCCTGGTAGAGGCACACCGAATCAAGGACCCCAGCCTTCGGCCACGAGAGGAGAATTCCATCATGGTCAGTGTCCTGTTTTGTTACGGTAAACGGGCTGACCGTTGATATGTTTTCTGAAACTGTGCCTTTGGGGGTGAGAATATCTGGATCCCACTCGAAAAGTGTGAGCATCCCATCAGGTTTCGTGGTGAGCACATATCCGTATTCTCGTAGCACCTCATCGAGCACATTCCGATACGTTTGTCTGTTGGCTCTGATACTCACCATCCTCACGAGGGAGGTAGCGGATAGAATGCCTTCGGCATCAATTTCTGCTTGCTCATAGCCAGCTTTGAGCAGCAGAGATTCAAACAGGGTCCCGATGGATACCCCTGGATCATCGATTGATGAGGGGTACTGGAGATCTTCTGGTATCTTGATATCAAGTCTCCAGGTGTTATCTCGGAGTTCAAGAGTTATGGCCTCCTGGAATTCGTCACTCTTGTGCTCAAAGCCAGTTGCAACATACCCGTAAAAGAGCGGATCTCCATCTTTGAAAACTTTGGCATACACTTTTCGACCAGGTTCCAGGGACAAAAACTTAGCCACCAAAAGCTGATCGTAGAGGAGCTTACAGGAGGCTGTATCAATAACTGATGCTAGCTCGTCATTTATGATCTGTTCTTCCTGGGTGTAGCTCTCCGCTCGAATGAGATGAGTCACATCAATCCAGGTGCTCTCACCCGGGAATAGGAGGAAAAGATATATCATGCTGATACCCTCCCGAGCTTTTTCAGGCGTTTGCCTGCAGCATCCAATCTGGCATACAGATCATCTACCCCATACACGTCGCCTGTGATGGTGATGTTGATATCACCACCAGAGGGACCGTGCAGATTGGGACTGGTGATGGGAGATACCTGCACGCGCTCCTTGCCCCCGGCATTATCCCCAACTAAGAGCAACTGGGGACCATTGGTCACAAAGTCAGCCCCGGTTGCAGCAGCGGGAATATCAATGTTGTACCGGGATGCAAGCTCACTTATTTCGTTATCGGTGAGTCCATCAGGATCTGATGAGATATCACCCAGCAGCTGTTTGTAGGTAGCTATGCGCTCTTCTAGATCCTCATCCTTACCCGTCCAGAACTTTGTCCAGCCGCTTAAGCCCTCGAGTTCCCCTGTGAGTTCTGTTATGACATCTCCAATACCTGAGATGAGGGTATCCTGGTTCTCTAAGGCTCTCTGGTCTTCACTGTAGTCCTGATTTATCCGGGAAGCCTGATCAAAATACTCAGTGCCTGTAATCTGGCCTCTCTGCCACTGATCCCGAAGAATTTCCAGGCGCAGATCACGGTTCTGCTCTAGGAGATCCATCTCATCTTCTATTGCCTCGAGCCTCTGCTTGGATAGCTCTTCTTCCATATCCAGCACATCAAGGAACATCTTCTCGATACTTTCATTCGCATCACTTAACGCCTTATCAACTTGCTTTGCCTGTTCTATGGTCTCAAAGATCGAGGAGCTTATCCCCTCGAAGATACCACCGGCCAAGTGGACCAAGGGAGCAAAGGGTCCGGCAGCTGTTGCAAACATACTTGTTGCACTCGAGATGATGGACGATGAGATCTCTTTTCCCTCAAGCTCTCCAGAGCCTATTCCTTTACCAATTTCACCGAAGACCGTGTTCAATGATTCAATAAGGTGATCTGAAAGCTCAGTCTCCAGGTTCTCTGAGAACTTCGACCAGTCAAACTCAGAGAATTTTTTTTGTAACGTCTCAAACCCAGTGACAGCCTCTTCATTTTTGTCTATCCACTCTCCGTAGAGCTCAAGAAACCCGGCAAGTTCCTCACGGCTGACTTCGGTGGAGGAGGCAAGCTGATCAAAAGCCCGGGTGACCAAGAGAGATTTTTCCGCTGACACATCATAGATATCAGATAACTTCTCCCCTTCACGCGTGAGGGTGCTGTAGGCATCTGCAGCACGGTCGACACCCGATAACTGCTCATCCAGATTCTCAGTGATAGCTGAAAAAATATCCTGTCCATCAAATGATGCAAGGAGTGCTTGCACCTCTTCTAAGGTAAGTAATCCTTTCTCCTGGTATGCATTGAGCTCTTTTTGTAACGCCAGGCGTTCTTGTTCCCTCTGCTGAGTCTCACTGAGAAGTGAGGTTTTAAGCTCTTCAATGCGTTTCTCTGTTTCCTTGGCCTGGGTGATGTCTTCAATATCACCTTTTACTTCCTCATATTTCGCAACTAAAAGTCCAAGATCATTCTGCCAGGCATCAAGGGATGCATAGTCCCCATACCCCTCCCAGACTGAATGAATAGCCTTCTCGAGCTCCCCAAGCTCTGCTTGCAGCGTTTCAGTCTCTGAATAGATCGGAGGTAGTGTTATCGGATTATCAGCAAAGCTAGAGAGACTCTCATCCCCGAAGATAGCCTTCTTTGTTTTTTCCCAGTTTTCACCTAAAGAAACAGCAGCTTCTTCGGCAGACTCTGCGGTCCCATCAAGGGCTGCCTGCAACCGCTCGTTATCTTTGATCAACGCATCAATTCGCTCACCTACTGCTGTGTTACCCAGCGCCTTATTCATCCAGGTCTCTAAGGCCTGCAGCTGGGCTTGAAGGTCCTGCTCTGAGTCCAGCGATATCTTGATAGGGTTGCCGGTGAAATCCTCATAGAAATCTTCTAAGAGTCTCCTGGCCTCATCGAGCTTGGTCTCAAGGGTGTAGCCTTCCCACCAGTTCTCTGTTTCCTCTACTGGTTTCTGTGCTATCTCCTGGAGCTCATTATATCCCGTCTTAAGCACCGCAATATTCTCATTAGCCTCTTGTTTCAGTTCTGCAATCCTGCGGTTATTGCGCTCCATTTGGGCGATACGAGGATCCTCGGCCGGTATCTCTCCGAGCCCCTGGTTCTCCCGGGCAAGCTCATTCATGTGATCGATGACATCGGCAAGTCCGCTTTTTAGCGGAGTAAGCACCCGGTTTACAAAGCCTCCTGCATGCTCGGTCATCTCTTTGTAGGACTCAGATAAGCGCCTGGTGACATTGGCACTGCTATCAGCGGTACGTTCATAATCACCAATAGCGTTCTTTGACTGCTCCATGGCAAGCTCTAGGGAGGCCTGGGCTGTTGCAAGCAGCTTCGCCTGGCCGGTAAGATCTTCTTGTCCCTTTTCGAGTAATCGTTGCTGGACATCGGCCTCTCTGATGACGATCCCGAGGGATTTGACCATCTCCCTCTCCCCAAGCATCATCTTGGTAAGCGCCTGCACGGCCCCTGCAGCACCTCCTGCGTAGTTGGAAAACGATGCGAGATCAGATCCAAAGGTGGCTACAGCCTCAGATAACTCTAAGGCTTGCGCCTGGGTTGCTCCCATACCGGTGAGCAGGTCCCCCACATTCCCCAGAAGCTCTTTGGAGGTAGATGCAGCTACGTTGAAGGATGATGCATATCGCCTGGCAACCTCCTCGGCCGTAGTAGCAATATCACCAAAGACCACAGAGAACTTGGAGGCAGTCTCTTCTGCCTCTGATGCGCTTTTTGCAAACTTGTTCAGTTGAGATGAGATATAGGCAACTGACATGCCAAGACCTGCGGTCGCCAGAGCCCGCTTGGCAAACTGGGCAGCTCTTGCGAAGGCTTCTGTGGAAGTCTGTGCTTGTTTGGTGGTTTTGTTGTACTGGTTAAGATCGCGAACGGCCTTATCGACCTCGGCCTTGATCACCAGCTTCAGCTCATCTCGATATTCCATGCTTTTAGTGGCTGTTTTTCTCCCGCTGTGCCTTCAAGAATACTGCGTGCTCCTGCTCGAGGATCTCCATACACGCTACCCACAGCTCTCGCTCTCTCATGTACCCATCTGATCCATGGGGAAGCCCAAAGCGCTTCCATCTACACCACTCGTTCCAGCAAGAAAGATGGAATTCATCTCGAAGTAATCGGGGGATCTCCTTTCGTTTGATAAGCACATAGCCAGCTGTACTTGCCCCCGAAAGTACTCTCTCTTTCTCCTCTGGATACTCATCCCAATCATCACGCTCCCCGGCCCCAGAGAAGTAGAGCTGGAGAGCTAGTCGGAGTTTTTTTCATCCTCCTCCTCGAGAATGGTTTGACGCCGTATCTCGACTACCAGCTCTTCAATAAGCGGCTCGAGCCGGGGATCACGGGATGCAAGGAGGGCTTTGCCATCGGGGATCGCCCCATCAATGTCAGTCTCAAGATTGGTGATCGTTCCCACACACGAGCGGATAACCTGGGCATGGTTAGTCTTTACTTTTATCTCGGTGTGTGCGTTTGTTTGTACGTAGCTGATCTCGCTTTTTAAGATCTCCCGCATCTCGTGAGTCGGATAGTTGATCTTCACCGCTATCTGCTCGCTTTTTGGCAGTCTCTGGTTGTCTTTGAATGTTGGTATGTATGAGCCCTTCAGGCTCCCGGTTAATTTCACAGTCTCTTATCTCCACTTTCAGGGTTAAGGACCCCTGTTTGTTGTATGCTCTCTCCACCCTGCAGTTCTCTATTCGCTCATTTCCTGCATAGAGTGTTATTGTCTTGGGATCAGCCGGGTTGCCTCCCGGCTTGTAGGTTATCTTCATTCCCTGCCCCTATGCCGTGATGGTCCTGCGGTAGGTTGTCGGTTTCTCTGATCCCACCACGGTGTAATTGAAGGTAAACACCTGATTTCCCTCCAGAGGCTTATCAAGGGTGATACTCTCAGTTATCACCGGTAGATAGTCCGTGACCTCTTGCTTCCCGACCTCCGCACTCTCGTATCGGGAGAGAAAGAAATGCAGCGGCTTCCCATCACTTTTGAGTACGGTGATTCCCCCTGCCCCGTCATCGGTTGTCACCGGCTTAAAGCGAGATAAGAGCTCATCCTGCAGTCCCGATTCATCCGCATCGAGAAAGTACCCTTCAACCGATCCGGTGAGCTCTGCTCTCTTGCCCTCAGCAAAGCTCTTGACCGTATCCTGCTGGGTCGTATTCTCATGCTTACTCTTTGCCCCCGAATGCGGCACATTAGTCACAAAGGCTATTTTCTCCCGTGTGATCGGAACTACTGCATCGCCTGTCTGAAGGGTCACCGCAGGTTTGTTGTAGAATACATCCCGTACCCCTAGTCCTGCCGGCAGCCCAGAGGCAGCTCCTTTACTGACCACCTTATAGAACCCTTCTAGTGGCAGTTCAGTCCCCAGTTCCTCACCGGTTATCTGATCTTCCAGCCTCCCGTAGTACAAATATCCTTGTTCACCCAGTAATCTCTCACTCATCTTGTTTATCCTTCCTCCTGTATCCAGCTCACCCGTATATCACAGGAAAACCGGTAGCACGCATCACCATCCAATGCTCTCGGTCCTGATACCTCTACCTCTTCAATCAGTAATCTGTCGGCTCTCACCTGATGAAGTAGAAAAGATCGTATGACCTCTTCTATGTCCTCTCGTCCCTGGTAGCGATCTGGAGAAAACACATCGATTTGATACCTCGTCATCCCAGCATCGCGAAGCACCTGGGTCCTGGGATGTCTCACCCCCGAGACCAACCCAATCAGTACATAGGGAAGCTTCGTTCCAGCTGGCACCTCATAGATAAAGACCCGATTGCCATATCGTGTACCCAATACTCCAGATCGAAGGTATTCGAGCACCCACTGATCAACTGTGTTTCTTGGCATGCTGAATAAACCCCTTGAGAGCCTTCGAGAACAGATGCTTCACCCGTTTCTGGTTCTCATCAAAGGCACTTCGAAAATGGGGATAGGCTTTCGCTTTCCCTCCTCCTGGCACCTGGTGCCCATACTCTAAGTGAGGAGCATAATGGACCGCGGTTCCCACATGCACCTCATGCTCAGCTGCCGGAGCTGACTGCTCATCCTCTGGCTTCACCTGGCCCGTACTGTCAGGAGCAATCTCACTTCCTCCACCTTTAACTTTCCAGGTAATTGAGCCCTTGTGACGCCCGGTATCAACATTCTCATTTGCCCTGGCAATCACCTCTCCCTCAAGCAGGATCCCTACCGTGGTTAGACTCCTATCAATTGCCTGCTCCATGAGCTTTGGATCAAGCTCTCTAAAACCCCCGCTCGCTTTCACACTCATGCTTTGAGTTCCAGATCTACTTCCAGATGGTGTCCCATCCCGGCAGCATCAAAAGCTGAGAGTACGTTGTATCTCTTACCCTCAGCCTCGATTTCATCCAGAGCCCTCACATCCGCATCCACCGGACACAGCAGATGATGGGTGGTCACCGCCACCTCTTTTCCATCTTTAAAGACCGGTCTTCCGCTCCCAGGCTGGATCCATCCTTGAGACGTACAGACTACGCTCCGTTGGGCCTGGCTTCCCCACGATCCATCAGCCGCAGTCTCTCGTAGTACAATAAAGGGGGTAGTAAAATAGTGCTCTAGACTCATACTCTCCCCCTCACATATGTTTCTATCCGGCCGATGATCGCTTTCGGGTAGCCTGATGCACCATCAATTTCCTGCAGGCTGTAGGAATACTTCCCGATCGTCTCACTCTTCTTCCCACCTGAAAGGGCTTTTCTGCTTTCAGGAGACAACAGCCAGTCAAGCATCAGCTTTGCCGTGAGCAACGCCCCGGAGGGATAGGCCACCTGGTCCTGGTCATCAACCTCGAAGGGTGCTCCCCGGATAGTCAAGAAATCCTCCTCAACCACCGGGATCAGCAGATCGATCATCGAATCCAGGGATGTGTCAGTAGTATTCGAGAGTTGCTTGTATTCCTCCCTGGTAATGATCGCCATATTTTTTTAGTCCCTGTTCTGCTCAGACTTCGAAGTCTTTTTCACAGGCTTCAGCCATCCAACTGGTTCTCCTGGGATCTCCACTATCCCGTCAATGGCTGTATACCGTTTACCCTTCTCGTAGATGGTATGTACATCTTTTGGCACCTGATACTTCATTTGCTATTCTCCCTATGCGACGGTAAAGCGGCCCATGAACGCTGAGTTATGGACCTTTGAGGTATACTCTCCGATGATCCTCGCCTTCTTGTTATCATCATCATCCTGTGCCCGCTTCACAAAGAACTGACGCCCTGAGAGCGGATGCACACTGATCATCGATGGGTCGATGAGAAAGTGGCTCCCGGCTGGACACTGCGGATCAATCATGATCGGCACTTCCTGGCCTTTGGTGGTGTACAGCAGCGTCGGGATCGGACGTCCTGCAAAGGTCACTTTGGCATCAACCTGGATGTAGGCAGCATCAAGCTGACGGTACACATCCACATCATGGGGGTTAATCCATATCTGCGGATTGATCAGCCCTGCCTCATACAAGTCATACAAGAATGAAGAAATATTTGCATGAGTGAAACTGGAGGTTGTCTTCTGGCCGAATTGGTCGAGAAACCAGCCAAGCCCACCCATGATTCCCTCTGCATTGTTATCATCTGGAACGACCCTCGGGTTTCTCCAGAGAGCCCGTCCCATGAGCAGATACAACCGTTCAAGTTTCTTCTTCACTGAGTTCTCCAGTGTGAGATTGAGTCCCCCGGATCCATACTGGTCCACCGCTTCCTGGGTTCCGGTGATGATCACCGAGTCATCAAAGATCTGGGTGCGATTAAACCGCTCTACCGGAGTATTGATATCTGAGTCCTGGCGGCTAGAACCCTGGGCACGGGCGTTTCCGATAAAGATCACTTCATCCCCGGTTGCATGTCCGGTATCCCCTGCAAGTACGGCAACGGTGACTACCTTGGTGGCAGGATCTACTGCAGTTGCCTTGAACACGGTCGGGCCAACTGAGAATGTTGATCCAACTCTCACACCCTCAACACTTGCCAGGGTGAGGCTTCCCGAAGCTGCGAGGTAGTCCGCTGTAAGGCTGGTGCCGATGGCAAGCCTGCGATCATCGAACCACTTGGGGTCTACTGCTTTCACTGAATCCCCGAGTGATACAGTATTCAGCAGCTTTGCAGCCGGGAGTGATATATCATAAAACAGATTTGAGACGTCCACCGCATTCTGCGGCACGTCAAAGGTAACAACACCTTCTGATGGTATTAACATCTAATTGCTCTCCTACTTCTTAACCTGTAAACAGGTCGCTTAACCTCTTATTCGTCCCAACAGCTGGATCTTCTCCGCTTCGTGGAACGTTACCTTTCATGCCCTCTTTTTTGGCCTTTTCATACCCTTCACTAAATCGTGCCTCTAAAAGAGATTTCAAAAGCTTTCCGTTCTCCCGGATCTCTTCCTGTGAGCTGCCTGCAACCAGTGTTGCCTCACTCTCACTCAAGCCCGCACGTTCGGCGGCAATGACTCTGCAATCAGATAAGAACTGATCCCGCTCCTGCTGGAGCTGCTCTTCTCGTTCCTGCTCTTCTGCAGCTTTACGCTCGGCATCAGACATCTGAGCCTTTTTCATCTCATCAATCTGCTTGGTGAGCTTGGTCACCGCTTTGTCCTTACTCGAGGACTGTTTTTTCAGCTCTTCAAGTTGACTCTGCAGCTCTTCGACCGATTGAGTATCTTCAGCTGAACCCTGGGAATTGGTATCATCCTCAGTGTCCCCTGTAGTATCATTCTCATCCTCTGTTCCTGAATTGCCACCTAGCCCATCGTCGGCCGATAGAAGCAGCATGGGTATAAAGCTAAAAAATCTGAACATGTATTATTTTCTCCTTGCACAAGTCCGTCCTCGCAAGTACGGCCTTTGGTTATAGGGGAAGTGTCAGGGGGATGTGTGGAAGGTTTCAAAACATAACCTACAACCCGGCTACGTTGTCGTTTCAGCTCATCATAGAAGTCCCTTGCCTCATGCTTTAGTATCTTTTTGCAGAAACTGTCAAAGGCGTGTTGCTTGCTTTGTTCGTGATTATTGGGTTTCACATTCTCAC